TAAAACTGTAAAACCCATCATTGCTGCCGAGTTATATTTCTCCATATCCCCGATGTAACCTTTTCCCCTTGTGTGACGTCCTCCGCTCCAGATACCGCCTTCAACCTCAATCAATATCTTTGTTCCCGTAATCAGAAAATCAGCTCTCCATTTGCGTTTTGGATGGAATTTATATTCCTGCTCAAAACTGATCTTGCATGCTCTCAAATGTGTTGCCAGTACCGTCTCACCTTCACTTGGCTGTCTTGTACCTTGCTTTGCTGAACGGCGTTTCTTTGTCTTCACTGGAAATAATTCACGGTATTCAGCTAAACTCATACTAGACATGCAAAGCCCCTTCAAATGCGTAGAGCTCACCATCCCAGAGCGCTACGTTGACATGGTAGAGGTCTTTCATGCTGCCCCCTGCAATGAGCCTTTGAACCCGACTTGCTTGAGGTACGGTTCCCATTGTCTCGCCTGATCTGGATCGCTAAGTTTCACTGCGATACGTGCTGAAAGTTGATCGTAGCTTTCCCCTGCAGCTGCAAACTGACTTGCGAAATCAGGATGTTGTGAGAGTTTTTGAGCGAAGGTATGAATCTGTTTGTCACTGAGTTGATTTGACTCCCCCTGCGGGACTAGAACCCGCGTCGTTGAATTTTGGATCTTTGCCTGTTCACGTGCTTGGTATTTTCCACATGCGTTGATTAACCAATCTGCAAAGTGGTAATTCATGAGTTCATCACAAAGATTCTTCTCGGCGTTGTAGAGTTCAAATGCTCTTAGCTCTCGATCGAACCAAGTCGCGTTTTTGATCTGCTCGTAAGTTTCCTGATCAGTTGCCAAACGAATTTCTTCACCAAGTTTTTTCAAACTCAACCATGTTTTTTTATTTTTAGATTCATCTGATAGATTCCCTGATAGATTCTCTGTCCCAATATTGGTACTGGTCTCGGTACCGTTTTTGGGACTGGTTGCGGTCCCACTATTGGTACTAGTACCGTTTTTGGAACCAGTACCGAAATTGGAACTAGTTCCGTTATTGGTACTAGTACCATTTTTGGGACTGGTTAAATCATTTTCTTCACGGCCCATCACACCAATTAATTGGTAAACCTTCACACCATTCCCTGTGATTTCACCTGTAAATCTAATTAATGAAATCGCTTCAAGTTCATCTAATACCTTGATCACCGTTTTACGGTTAAGGACAGTGTCTTTAACCATTCGCTTAATGCTTGGGTAACACTTGTGAGATTCTCCCGCTCTATCAGCCAAGGCCAATAAAACGAGTCTCTGGCTTGAGGTTTTAACCTCGGCTTTGAAAGCCCAAATGGTCGCATCTAAACTCATAGATCTTCCCCTAAAAATTCAAATGCGCTTTTCGCCACGATTGAAACTTGTCCATTTCCAATGGCTTTAAGTCGGTCCACCCGATTGGCCACCCCATCAGCCACTCGACCCAGTTCGGGTTCAATCGCCCACCATTCCCACCCTCTGGCGAAACTGCTGTATTGAGACGGATCTGGCGTCCCTTCGCTTTGCGTTCGGCTAAAGACTCGTTGCTCCACTTGTTTGCATCGCTCGCAGTTGGTGTCGGAAAGTTCATGACCGCACCTGGTAAACCATTTCTCGGATGAGGACTTACATTTCCCCGCTTGTTCCAATCGGATGCTTTGGGAGTTGGCCACATATTGACTACAGTTTCCAATCCTGGTGAATTTCTGAGGAAATCTGCTGGAGACGTTCTTGGTTTCGCATCCGATGCTTTGGGAGTGGGCAACAATCCAAATTCGGTCACGGATATGGGGCGCTCCAAAGTTAGATGCTGAAAAACGTGCCCATTGCGCGTCATACCCCATTTTGGCAAGGTCACTGATGACTCTTGTAAGTCCTCTGGAAACAAGCATTGGTGAGTTTTCCACGAACACGTATCTAGGTCGTACTTCACCGATAATTCGTGCCATTTCTGCCCAAAGCCCGGAACGTTCACCTTCGATTCCTGCACCTTTTCCTGCGGATGAGATGTCTTGGCACGGAAAGCCGCCAGATATAACGTCAACAATTCCTCTCCATGGTTTTCCGTCAAAAGATGTAATGTCAGACCAAATTGGGAAAGCTTCGAGAATTCCATCATTCTGTCGTTGCGCCAGAACTTGTGCTGCGTAGGCATCACGTTCAACTGCGCACACTGTTCGCCATCCCAAGAGATAAGATGCGAGAATTCCTCCACCAGCGCCTGCGAAAAGAGATAACTCATTCATTGCATCTCCTTAGGCTTTACATATCCGCCCATGTATTCAATCTTTTGAGCCTTATACAAACTCGTTTCAATTTCCCCAGCTAAATACAAAGTAATGCGGCCACGTCGAGCGAGTTCTTGTCTAAACTCTTCGCGTGTAATGGCTGCATTCTTTTCGTTATAGCCACGCTTACGTAGATTTGCTTTGTTTCGTTCAAGCATTTTGTTTAGGAGATTAAGGGCTGGCTCATACCAAGACTGGATGCCTTCCCTCTGCTTATGTTCAGGAAGGTGTTTGAATTGGTGATTCATGACACCTCCGCCCGCGCTAATTCTTCTGCAGTTAATCGACGTTTTGCTTCTAACTCAGCAATTGATGCCGATCTAAAGAATTGAACTGGTAAAGTTAATTGCTTACCGCATGCTGACTTAACAAAAAGTCGTTTAGGTGTGCTGTAGTAAAATCCAAACACTTCAAAAATTTCTTTATGATCCAGTTCATTAACAACCACCATGTCACCGACTACAAATTCTTGTGAGTTGAGTTCGATTGGTTGTTCTGATAAATTATTTCTGTTCATTTGATTCACCTCAATTGAATGCCTAGAAGCCTGATTTCCGAGATCAGGCTTTTTTATTGCTCTTAATTTGTCCCTGTATTCTCATGGCATCCTCTGGCCTCTCTTGTTTCCTTAGGATGACCCCACACCTTCCGCATACGATTGAACTTGCGTCTCTCCACCAAGAGTTTTTCTATGCAAGCTTCACGTATCCAGTCTGCTTTAGTCATGTCGCTGGCATTAGCCACGCCTTCGATAGATTCATCAGTCAAATCATTGAATTTGACCGTTACAGGGTTATCGAGCTTTCCACCTAGAAAGCCCAATTCTCTTGCTTCATTCATTTCATCGGTTCTCATGAAAAGAGCAGCTCCCTTGCCTATTAAATTTAAGTCCGAGCTACTTCATTACCATTTTGGTTTAATAAATTTGAGGTGGGATACAACCCGAAATGTTGTAATACTTCTTGCTCTGAAACTTTACCACCACTATGTTCAGCTAAAGCTTTACGTAAGTTCTTACGTGGTTCTTTATAGCCATACAAAAGATGTGTCTTTAGATAACCAGTTGTTGTACCAGCAGCTTTTGCATATTCATTTAGCTCATCTTTAGTCATATTTAGGATGAAATCACGAAACTTCATAGATTGATCCTCTTTAATCAATCCAAATATTACCTTTTTGGTAATACAAATACAATCTTTTTTCTTGTTTACCTTAAAGGTGATAAAGATAAAATACATACTTAAGTAAGTACTTACTTATTAAGACCTATTTATTATTTCTATTAATATCAGTAGAAACATAAGCTTAAATAATCAGTTTTAACTGATCACATTTTGAGAATTTTATGGACAGTAAAAGCATTCGCTATCTAAATACACGAATTCTTGTAGAACAAGTAGGCGGTGTATCTAATTTTGCTGAAAAGATTAATAAAGGTCAGTCGCAAACTAGCCAATTTGCTGGAACTAATCCTATTAAAGGAATAGGAAATAAAGTAGCCAGAGAAATTGAAGAAGCTTTTGGAAAAGCTCATGGATGGCTAGACCAAGTTCATGAAGATATAGAACTAACAAATTTGGATAATAATGTAACGGCTCCGTTTCCTATAGCTGGACGTTTAGTACCTGTTATTTCTTGGGTACAAGCAGGAACTTGGACAACAGCAGATTCTATTCCAACAGGTACTGAATTTAAGGAATGGTTACCACCAAACCCTAAGTGTGGCAAAAACGGTTATGGTTTAATTGTAGTTGGAGAATCTATGGCTCCAGACTTTAGACCAAGCGACAAAATATATGTAAATCCTGACTTCCAAATAAGTGATTTAAAAACAGGTGATTTGGTTATCGTTGCATGCGACGGGGAAACAGAAGCAACTTTCAAGAAATTGATTGTAGAAAGCAACGGTATGTATTTAGAACCCTTAAACCCTAAATGGCACGAAAAGATCATACCACTCCGTGAAGGATGTAAATTGGTTGGTAAGGTTGTAGGGCTATATAGAGATGTCTAATTTTAATGAGGTAGGCGGAAAAGTGAAAGAAAACGAAGTTACAGTTGTAGAAGAAGGTAATGGTATAGATCAGCAACGTCTAATCGAGTTTAAAGAAGAATTAGATGGAGCAAGAAGATATATAAAAACTCAAAAACTCTCTATGACTATTGGTGAACTTTGTTCTCTATATAAAAGAAAAGACTTAATCCTCAATCCAAATTTCCAACGAGTTTTCAGGTGGAAAACTGAACAACAATCACGTCTTGTTGAATCAATCTTTTTAGGTATCCCTCTACCTCCAATCTTTGTAGCTCAACAAGCTGATGCAAAATGGATTGTCATTGATGGGCTACAACGTCTTTCTACATTATTTAAACTCGAAGGGCTGATTGAAAAAGACGAAAATGATTCTATTCAACATGTTCTGAGTCAAAAGCATCAACAATTAGTAGAAGATATTGATGAAGAAGAGGATTTTAATGGTATTGAGGATGAACTAGAAGAGGCATTAAAAGACGTACAAGAAAGTAATGATGATATTTTCTATTTTCAGGGTCTAAAGAAATTAACCAAACTTAATAATCTTAGATGGATTGACTTACCGATAGAGTATCGGAGATTAGTACGAAGAGGTGCTTTCGATATAAATATTATTTATTTAGAAGAAAACAATACAAAATCTCAATATGAACTTTTTCAAAGATTAAATACAGGAGGGTCTTCACTAACTCCACAAGAAGTCCGTAATTGTATTATCATTATGAATAATTTGAATTTCTTTAATGCTATTGATAGTTATAGAATGGATAAAAAATTTATTAAAATTACCAGTCTATCTCTTCGTCAGATGCAGGAAGCATATGATATGGAGCTTATTAACCGCTTCATTATTTCATTAAATTATAAAAACATTAATTTTAGTAAATATAATTCTGATATAAAGATAAGTGACTTCATTGATAATGAAACATTAGAAATACTTGATAATAATCCTTTTAAAATTGAATCAGCAATAGAACTATTAAAGAATGCTATTGATCTATTAGAAAAGAATTTAGGTCATAATTCATTCAGAAAATATAATCCAGTTACTAAAAAATTCTATGGAAGTTTTAATTTAAGTGCATATGAAGCAATACTTATTGGAGTGGCAAAAAATTTAAATAATTTAAAACTCCTAAGTGAAGATCAATTCATAAGAAAAATTAAAAATATGTATTCTCATGCAGATTATATAAGTGCTTCAAGTAGAGGCACAAAAGTTATTGATAGATTTGAAAAATTAATTAAATTTTCCGAGGAATATTTCTCATTATGAAAATTGAAGTTTTAGAATCAACGTTGGATGATGAATTAAGCTGGAGAAAAAAAGAAATTACTAGCTTAAACCTTATTGCTTTTAAAATTCATCAAGATTCCGATAAAGATCAAGTACTCTATCAAACAGTAATGAAAACCTTATTTTTATTACTATATAGCCACTGGGAAGGATTTGTAAAAAAGACTAGTAAGCTTTACCTTAAATATTTATCTAATCAAGCTTTAATAACCTCAAATCTCACTCCTAATTTTGCTGCCCTTATGCTTCAGAAAAGCATCGATACCTGTTCCTCTGAGCAATCTTCTAAAAGTCTAAGTATTACCCATTATTTAGATTTTATCGATAAGCATGAAAAAAGAGTTAGCAACAAATTTAAAGTTGAAGTAAATCTTGATCAAGATGTTGATGATGGTTTTATACAAACTTATTCAAATCTAAATTATAAAAATTATAAAAATATTATTAATAGCTTAAACCTTCCCTTCTATGAGTATTATTTCTCAGCTAAAACTAAAGTGGATATACAGGATACAAACAATAAAATACAAAAAGTTGAATATTTAAAAAAATTACTTGATTTTAGTTTATTAGCACATAGGAATGCGATTGCACATGGATCGAAGAATAACATATCTCTAGATTTTAATGAGTATTCTCAACTTGAGAATAAAATATTATTTCTCTTGGGTATGCATAAAGAAGATATTTTAGAGTTTTGTTTTAACAAATATTTTCTTAGAGAAAATAGTGCACAGCTAAGTCTCTATCTTGAGGAGCAGTCTATAAAAGTTGAAAGTTTTTTCACTAATCTTGAAAAGTCTTTGGAAGAAAAACATAGTCTAGAAGAGGCCTAATAGTACAACTAATTAAAAGGTATTTCTTTTACAACTTGAACTGTCAAATGACGTAAACGTATTCTCTTATTAAGAAACTCATTTGTATGTTCACTAGAAAGAACTTTCATTAGTCTTTTACAATCATTTAGAGAGTTATTTTTAGGTTTAATAACAATCAAATGATTTTCGACAGCCACCATAGATTTTAAATTTATTAAGGTAGCTGTAGCTCTATTTTTATCACCTGGGCTCGAGGTTCTTTTAATTAATACAAATGGAGGTGAGATAACTTTTCCTTTAAACTTTCTTTTTTCTCCAGCTTGAGTAATAACTTCCCATTTTGGCGTATTTTTTGAATGGAAATATGGATACTCTGGACCACTTTCTAAATCTCGATAAGCTACCAATGGCCCCACACAGACATCGAAGATCTCCGAGATTTTAGTATATTCATCTAATTTTTCTTGCCACTGGATTTCTTTGACCTCTTCTTTTCTATTAACCAAACCATGTAAATTAAAAACATCTACATCAGTTTTTGCATTAAAGCGCCCCCATACTTCACACTCTGCATCCAAGCTTAAAGAACAAAATTCTCTAAATAGTTCGTAGCGACTACCAGATCTTAATACATCAGGCAAAATCGCAGTAATTAAACAACTTTCAGGTAAAATCCTTAAATAATGATCAAATACTATACCAGCTGCATTTATTTTACCTTTTTTCCAATAATACTTATTTGGTGAATCCCATAAGGTAAAAGGAGGATTCATTACAACATGTGTTACATTTATTAGATCATTTTTTTTAATATTTAAAGCATTTACAACTTTGATGTTCTCAAAATATGACATGGCTTGCTCAACTGAACAATCATTTATTACACCACGGCTTAATGCTTCGATCACTAATCTTAATTTTGAAGCATCGATGAAAGATTCATGGATATCAAATCCCCATAAAACCACTCCCCATTTTTCAAGAGTTTTAGTTAGTGTTTTTTCTACACCTAAAAATCTTGAACATTCAATTAATAAGTTTCCAGCTCCACAGGTTGGATCTAAAACTACTGAATCAAATGTAATTGCTCTTTGAAATCTTTTGATTACTGTGGTTGCTAAATTTTGACCTGTAAAAAAACTACCTGCTTCCCTCATTTCATCAATAGACAAACACTCTCTAAGAACGATGTCAATGGAATCTAAATCAATAAGCTCTTTTACCGAACTTGAATTAGTGTTTTCAATTAAGATACGAAGTGCTTGATTATGTGAAGAAAGCTGATTCATCTTTTTAGACTGCAGGAATTTAAAGCATTTATAGCATTTTTCCACATAAAAAACCACATTTAAATTATTGAATATAAATGATTTTTTATTAAAAAAACTGCAGTAAAAACAAAGAATTAGCTCATCTTATTTTTAAATAAATTATTTTTTATTTCTTTTACTCTTTAATAATTAAATAAAACCATTTTGGTAAATTAACCTTGCATTAAATTACCTTTTTGGTAATATTAATCTTATAGCTAACAAAAAAGCACCCCTGCCTTCGAACTCATGGGTGCTTTGCATAACTGCGAGATAAGTATGAAACAAAACCCTATTCCTAGTCAAACGACTGCACGCTTATATCAACACCCTACTGTTGAAGAACAGCGCCCTTCTCGTTTTGCCACAATTAAAGCGAATGTAATTGACTTCATTATATTCATTTTCGTTTCAGTCATCCTTTGGGTGATTGCTGTAGCCGCTGCAACTTGGATGTTCGGGGGCTAATCATGACTAATTTCAAAAAACACCCAGATGGGTACAAATCTTACTTAGGCCATGACAACACAGGTATTTATTCAGTACGAATTGGCTGGACTATTTATGCCTCGAATGCTAACGGATCTGTGCTGTACAAAATCATTAAAGGAGTTAAGACACCTTTAGATGTTGAGAAGTTCAAAACTGAATATCCAAAAGCTTGGGAAGTACTTACACAAGAGATCAGCTTTCAACGTAAAAAGAAATTAGCTATCGATTTGGGTAACTCTCACATCTCATCAATTGAACGCAAAGCTTATAAAACTAAGCGCGGCTTCACTGGCTCACGATAAGGATTATAAAAATGGCTCTACCAATTATTACAGCTGACCAAACTCTTTTGGTTCAAGCAATTATTGTGTACCTATACGCCGATCCGGGTTTAGGTAAATCATCAATGGGCTTTACTGCGGAAAAAGCAATTTCTTTTGACTTTGACCGTGGTGCTCACCGTACTGGTGATTTACGTCGCGGTGCGGTTGTACAGGTTCAACAATGGAGTGATGTAGCAAATTTAACTCCTCAAGACTTAGCACCTTATAAAACTGTAATCATTGATACCGTGGGCGCAATGCTTGAATGCATTAAAACTCATCTATTGCTAACTGCTAATAACCGTCAAAAAGATGGCTCTTTAAAGTTAAAGGCTCAAGGTTTAGCAAACCAGACGTTCAAGCAATACATCAACACTTTAATCAGTCTAGGCAAAGATGTTGTTTTCATTGCCCATGCTTCAGAAGATCAAAACGGTGAACAAATCATTTACCGACCAGATCTAGGTGGTAAAAACCGTAATGAGCTTTATCGTATTGCAGACATTATGGGCTATCTAACTACCGTTACGACAAGTGAAGGTAAAAATGCCCGTGTAATCAGTTTCAAACCTTCTCCTACTCACCACGCGAAAAACTCGGGTGCATTAGGTGGTGAAACTGGTGAGGTATGGGTTCCAGATCTTAAATCTCATCCAACTTTCTTAGCTGATCTTATCGCTCAAGCTAAGGACCACATCAACACTTTAACACCAGCACAACTTGCTGCAGCTAAAGCTCAAGAAGACTTAGAAAATTGGAAACAAAGCTGTGAAGAAGCTGAGCATGCAAGTGACCTAAATCAATTAACTGAGTCGCTTGATAAAGAGCACATGTATTACCAGAACATGCGCCAAGCAATATTAATGAGAGCTAAAGCATTGAATTGCCAGTATGACAAAGAAAGAAACACATGGATTAGTCCACCCGAATTTAATGGAATTAGTGATAAGCAACGGGATCAATTACAAGCTTTTATAGATGAGCGTGGATTAGACGTTAAAACCGTGTGTGAATACTTAGGAATAGATTCACTCATGCAAATTGAAGTGGCGAAACTACCAGCCGTTCAAGTTGAAATTGAAAAGCTTGCTAAGGGAGAAATTGCCTAATGAGCTTCCGTTACTCCTCTACTGCCCGAACACTGATTGTGTTCGGCAACCTGATGAACCATTACTACGACAATGTGAACCCGTCTCAAATTGATAACTTGGTTGATGAGGCGAAATTTAAAGAAGCGACTTGGAGAAAGTAAAACAATTTTAGAGCTGCGATGTTCTACATGAGTGACTGTATTGCTGACCCTCTGCGGTCACTCTTGAGAACATTGCAGTACTTAGGGGTAATTAGATAGGTAAAAGTATGGGAAAATATATAGTCGTTGTTGAAGCAGAAAAACCACCTCAGGTATTCATTCATGAGATTATTCCTAATGTTGGGAAAGTCATTGAAATGAAAGCCGAGGAAATACCGAACCGTGTTCCTGCTGCATGGTTAATGGAGCGCTATAGCCTGTCTCGTAAATTGATTATTGATGAACTTCGCCCCTTCAACAAAGGGACAGAAAGCAAACATCTTTACGATCCGAAAGAAGTTATTCCTATTCTTGAAAATTTAAATAGGCAAAGACAGCAACGGCAGTCGAGACGTAAGAATTAA